TTTCTTGCCTTTCGTCTTTAAATAGAATATAGTTGCTGCAGTTGAATCTGCTGCTATCTGTTTATGTAGTTGACTTTCTGCAAAGTCTAAAGCTACGTTCTCTATTTCTTGTACTGCTATTGCAAAATCTTCATCTTCCTTTAGCCATTTGTAATATGTGCTTCTAGGTATGTCTGCTTTCTTACAAGCTACTGTAACAACACCTAAACTTTGTTCTAGTGCTGCTAATAGTGATTCTTTTTTAATATGTCTACTTTCGTTCATTTTATATTAAATATTTTTTTGTATATTGTCGTCTCAAATGCGATGGTAGTGTAAAAGTAACACATCTAGTATCCAACTAGAAGATGGCATTCAAATTGACCCCATCGCTCTAATTAATATCCCTGCGTTCTTGTAGGGATATTTTTTTACCCTTATACATTCCTGCACCTTGTTTGTCTATTTCTTTAAAATTTAAAATAGGACAAGTTATTTTTGAAGACTTGTCAATTAAATAAATGTATCTATTTTGAAAACCTTTTAATGCTTTTGCTCCATTAAAGTCGTATTTACTATCTCCACGTTTAGCCACTATCTCTCCTGATGCTAGTTTATAAATTGTACCATTTTTATTTATTTGTGTTAATTTAAATCCACTTGCTCTGTATATCGTTCCGTCTCCACATTGAGTTGCATCTGAATAACTTAATATCCATTTTATTTGAGGTGCATTTTTTTTAATTAATCTTATGCTAATAGCGATACATCTACTTTCAGAATACTTAGGAAGATAATCATCAAAAGCCATTCTGTTTAACTCTAGCATTTCATTCCACTTTTTATTTAAATCTTTTATTCCTGTATCAACTAATCCTAAAACATTTCTTTTATCCATAGGTGACCCATAACTCATAACTCCGTGAAGTGTATTATCTAAAAAACAACCAAAATGCAAATTACTCATATTAACAACCTTTCCTGAATAGTGATTTTTCTTTACAAACTCATTTGCTATTTTGCTAGGGATGACTTTTACTATTATTTCCTTTGCTCTGCCCATTGTGATATAATTAAATAAAGTGCGTTACCATTTGAGTTTTCATTTCCAAAGGTTTCAATGTATTTATATTCCTCTGTTTTTTTTACATCTGCTATTGCGTTTTTTATTTGCTCTGCCTGTGCATCTGCTAAAGTATATGTCTGTTGCTGAAATGGTGCTTTGTCTCCATCAGGTAAACTAAACTCATCGCTTGTTTCTATATCATCCATATTTTGCCAAGCATCTAGTCCCCATTCCTCAAGGTCTGTGCTTTTCCATTCATTAGCTAAAACATCCCAATCCCATTCCCCAAAGCCTACATTGTCTTTAATGATAAATTCTTGTGCTTTTTTTTCATCTAAATCATCTGCCTGTATAATATAGACTTCTTTTAATCCTATTTCCTTACAAGCCTTGTAACGCATATTACCACCTAGTATAATATTATCCTTATCAACTACTATTGGTCTAAGTGATAACATTTCTGGAAACTCCTTTACACTATTAACAAGTTTTTTAAATTTATGCTTGTTTATGAATCTAGGATTAGCATCATTTTCTTTTATAGATGATATGCTTACCTTTTGTATTTTAGCTTTGATCATTGTATTAAATTTTCTCTAAGGTACAAAAAAATTATTTTCTGTATATTCTTGTAATAACTAATTGAAATATTCCAAAGTAAATAACAATATCTTCTTCGTATATTTCTTGATCTTCAAAAGGATAATGTCTTACACCAAACAAAACCCCTTTAAAAACTCCTGCTTTAATTTCATAACGTAATAACTCCATAGTATATCATTTGTAGTATAACGTTTTTAAAATTACTTTTTACAACTAAGCACAAAGCACATTAAAACGTGCCATACACAACTGTTATGCTTAATTTTTCTTCCAACATTGTAGCCATAAGTTAAACCAAGCTATTTGTATATCTATTGCAAAATGGTATCTACCTATATTGTTTTGTTTGTAAATTTTTAGAACTAATCCAAAGTCAAGCCAATCCCAAAAGACCTTAGGCTCGAAAAACATAAGAATAACACCGTATAAAGTCCATTGCTTTTTTTCTGTTTGGTTGTTTATTTCTTTACTCATAATTTCTGTGTGTTAATTAGTTTTTTTTCTTAATTCAAGTTCGCAACGTACCTTATACAAACCGTTGTATTACCAATGCATACCATCCATTGAAGTACTGCTTTCTATTACCTCACATTTATCTTTGCTTTTCCAATTCCAAGATTTTTTAAGTAAATTTATTCTTTCAATTATTTCATCTATCCTATTTTTAGGCAATCCCTTAAATAACAATAATATCTTTTGATCATCAAAACTATAATTTTTAGAATTTAATTTTAATTCTTTAATTTCTTCTTCAAGATAAAGATTTTCTTTTTTAATTTTCCTGTATTGATTCTGTAAAAAATGAACTTGGTCTATTTCATCATAGTTTAATTTACTTTTAAATTGAAAGCAGGATTCTAATTCAGAAAGTTCTTCATTAGTTTTCTTATAAATTGGGTACATCTTTACTAAATGTATAACTGATGCGTGGTCTGTTTTTTTTCCCATTGATGTAAAAAAGTTAGCAATACTTGTCCACCTCATATTCATTTTCTTTCTAAAGATATAACAAGCCAATGCCCTTAGTTCTACATATTCTCGTTTTCTAGTATTTTGAAATATATCTATTCCAGTCATTTCAATAATACGTTCTGATATTTTTAAATAGTCTTTATTCATTTCTTAAAATTTTTATTTCTCGTTCTAAATAATCTTTTGCTTTTAATAGATCTCCTAATTCATCTTTCTTTTTTCCTGCTCTAACTACATACTTTAAGATGTTACCCCTGTTAAAATTAAGTGAGTAATCGTTACACACATCTATAATGTCATAATCTTTTCCGTTATCGTAATGGGTTTGCGTTGCTTTCATATTAAAATAATTCTGTTTGATTAATATCTTGTTTTTTTATTATTCCTAAAGCAGTTTCAAATATAGTTTTTCCTGCTTCATAGTCCACCAGGTTTCTTGCAACCTTATCCATTCTTTGCTTTCCTTTGTATTTAGTAAAATCATAATCGTGAAACTCGCTTAAATCTGCAACTTTAGAGTGTATAAAATTACTTGCTTTTCTACCTTTCAAATCACTTGGTAAATTAAAGTTAGTCCAATAATAGTGTCTATCACGTTTTTTTGGTGTTACTAAAGGTTCGTAAAAAGATATTACATTCTCAACTACATATTTACCTTTAAAAAAGTGCTCAAGCAATAAAATTTCTTGATATAATTTCATATCAGGATAAGTTGCTTTAGATTTTCTTTCACCTTCACCGGTATTCGTTTTTCTCATTCTGCTGTGTGTTGGGCAAGGTGGTGAAGTCCATATAAAATCATAATTCATATAGTTTTCCAATAAATAAGCGTGTGCATCTGCAACTATTACTTTATCATTTGGAAAACGTTCTTGGTATAACCTTGCTAGTTCTTCATCCCATTCAACAGCTGTAACTTCTATGTCTTCTTTTACTTCGTTCCACTTGTATCTGTTACCACCTAGACAAGCATATAAATTTAGTATTTTCATTCTGTTAATAGTTTTAAAAGGTTATAGCATTCAGTATATTTCTGTCTTGCTTTGCCTTTGTATTCTTGTTTAAATAATTCGTAAAGTTTTCTAGTGTATTGGTATTTAGTTTGACATTCTGCATAATACTTTTCTGCAAACCTTTTACCTTTTCCTTTAAAGTAATTTACATTGTCTGCAGTATCTCCCATAATCATTTGCTCATAAAAATTATACATAGCTTCATCTTCTGATATGTCAAGTATTTCTTGGTGCTTGTAATGGTAGTTATACATCAGGCAAGGGAACTGCTTGTAATCTTTATCTATTGATACAATCATAACTTCATTTCTTCCTAGTTCTTCTGATAACTTTTTCCAATATCTTGCAACCATATCATCTGTTTCTACCCCATAACCTACAACACTATCATAATGGCTTTTTACAAAGTCGTGCATCTCGTGTAATAGTGGAGGTAATTCTGTTTTTTTTCTATTGGCTTTGTATTTCTTAGTTATTAGCTTTCTAAAGTTTCCTCTAGATCCACTAAATGTAATTACCTTATCAATGTTATAAAGTTCTTCTAAGTGGTTTACAATAGCCATATACTGCTCGTCAAACTTATTTCTAGCATCAGCTATGTCTGTGTAATACTTTTCATCCTCAGGATGTTCTCGCTTCCTGTAACAACTTGCAAACACTAAACTGTCTGCATCTACTAATAATATCATAATATATCCTGTATTACTCCCTCAATATACATTATTGCATTTTGACAAGTGTTATCTTCTGTTTTTCCATTTTCAATATCTTCTAAAGCATTTATGTAAATATACCTTATTTGTCTTTCTAACATAGGAAATTCTGCTATTGACTTCATACAAAACCTAGCTAAATCCCCAATGTTTATAGTTGTTTTTTTCTGCTTCATAATTCTTTTAATGAATCTTTAATTGAACTTAAATGCATATCCTGCATCTTTTTATTTTCCTTTACAACTTGATCTACTATAAAACCTAAGTCTTTAAATAAATGCTCTACATTAAAAACAACCCAGTTATCTTTTCCATATCCAATATGTAATTCTCCATCTTGGCAATAAAGGTGATTTGTTTCGTGTATGTATGTAGTTTTATTCTTTGTCATATTGTGATAAATTTATTTGTAAATAATTTCTTAAATCTGATTTTTCTTTTATTCTAAAATTAATAGTTATATCAGTTATAGCTTGGTCTTGTTCTGTTCGGTATTCGATTTTTTTTCTAACCTCATCCCAAAGTGCTTCATTTACTTTCATTTTATTAAAGTTAAATCTAATTCATTTGCTACATAATTAATATGCTTCTGTGTAGTCTGTGACCAATATCCTAATTGAAATAATTTACCCTCTGCTATTGTTGCAACGTGAGTTGTGTAACTCCATACCTGATTCCCTTGAATACTTAAATTCTGCTTGTACTTTGATAATTTATACATCTGTTCTGTTTTTTAAAAATTATAATATTTATTGTAAATTTCTTTTGCATCAGCCATTCCTTTTGAATGCTGTTTATTTGCTAAGTCATAAAGTATTTCATTTAATACTATGAATTGATCTGTTGTTAAATCTAAATTAAGATTTTTTACATTATCAAAAGCTATTGATAAATTTGATTGTTTTGTTTCTGTTGCCATTTGTTCTGTTATTTAATAATTAATAAAGTATAAATATAACATAAATATACTTATAAACAGAAAATTTAATAACTTATTTTTCAGAAATATTAATATTTATTATACTAGCCTCGTTTTCTTCTAGTAAATAAACATCTTTAAGAAGTCTTTTCTTTGTCCACATTGTAGTATCAGGACAATATTTTTTTACAGGTATTGGCATCTGTAGATTGTTTAGCCAATATAAAAAGTTGCCTTTAGGATCATTCACAAAATATAATTTAATTACATCTTTATCTAATGACATTAAAGCATCATACTTATCTTTCTCAAGCATCTTTTGTTCGTAATACTTATTACGAAACTTCATTTCAATAACGCAGTCTTTTCCCTTTGGTGTTTTACCTTTTGCATCGTATCTAGTAAAACCATCACCACACCATTCTAAATCCCATCCATCTAAGTTAAGCAGGAATACAACTGCCTTTTCCCACTTATTAATCTTTTTTAATCCCATTGTTCCAAATAATATTCAAGTCTTTTATCCATTGAACTATTCTTTTGGGGTTACAAGTACAGGGTTTATGGTATTTGTGGTTGTGGTATTTTGCGTGGAGTTGGCAAACCAATTCAAATTCTTTAGGGGATAAGTGCTGCTTCTTACCCATTCTGAATTTTCTCCAATCACTTCTATCTTCTTTTTCAAATCTTACCATCTTTTAATTTTTATATTATTTAGACTTTCACGTCTTTTATCACAATTACATTTTGTTCCTTTATAAGTATGATATTTATCTACTAGATATTTAATACCTGTATATTTAGTTATGTAATGAATTAGATCTCCTAGTTTCATTTGAATTTTGTTAAATGTTTATTATCAATTACGTATGTTTCTCCAAAGCCAAAATCTTTAATTTCTTTTAATTCTATTACTTTTTTTCTTTTTATATGACCTATCAATTCAACAGAGTTTTCTTTTACCCAAGCAAGTACATAATGCTTTGCTATCTTTCTTTTAAATTGATTTGCAAATAATAACAAAGGTGGTCTATTATTAGAATTAGAAGATTTAACATCTACACCATATTTAAAATCACTTCCTGAATCTCCTTTACCAATAGTTAAAATATCTACCTTTTCCCCAGTATGTTTAGAATAAGCAAATTCTCCAATAACTCCAATGTAATGTCTCCACCAAGCAGGTTTGCTTTTAAAAAAATTAGAACTATTTTTTGTATCTGCGTGATTCATTGATCCTGAACGTTTCATAGCTAAATCTTTGCACCAATCTAATTCTTTGTCTGTTAATTTGATTATCATATTAATTTCTTCAATTTGTCTTTTACTTTTCTGTATGTATTGTAAAGGGTATAATATTCAATATATGAATTTCTAGAAAAGTCTGCTATACTTTCACCCTCGTTTATTATTTCAAAAACTTTCCTATCATACCAAAACATTGTATTTAATTCTGCTTTAATTTTATCATAAGCTTCATCATAATCTACATCACAATCTAATTTAGTATAATTGGTATCTTCTATATTAAGCATTGTAATATTTTTACCCTTACGTTTTAAATCGATATATAATGTTTTTAGCACTTTATAAATGTAGTAGTAGTTTATATCATTATCGTAATAAATGATGTCTAAGCCTGCTTCTATCTTCGGTATTATCTTTATATACATTTCCTGTACAATGTCCTCAGAAATTGTTTTATTACAGCCAAATGAATTAACAACATTAATCCAAGTCTTATGCTTTTTAGCTAGTAATAATATAACTTCTTTTTCAGACATTATTTTAATGGGTCATATAAATTTTCTACTATTTGAGGTAATCCAAAATCATTAACTTCAAAACTAAAAGTATCAAAAGAATATCCTCTAGATCTTCCACACTTTACAGTAACCCAATCTTTATTTACAGTATTAGCTTCTAATTGTATTACAGTTTCTGCTTTCTTTTCTAAAAAACTACCTAGATGACCTGTTCCTAGTTTTGAACTACCAAAGTTTTGATGTATAACGTTTATAATGTGGCATTTGTAATTTGATGACCACTCCATTAATTTCTGAACTAAATGATTACTTTCTGAAATATTATTAGCATCAGAACATAAATCTGCAATTCCATCAATAATTAATAAAGATGGAGTTTTAATTCTTTCTTTTAAATAGTAATCTATAAATTCAATTCTCATTTTATAGTCTATTGACCTTAACCCAAAGGTATGATAAATTTCTGAATTAATATTTGAGTCCATTTTATGTACCCTTTCAAACACTTTTTGGCAATGCCAAGCCCCTTGTTCTGTATCTATATGAATTAATTGTCCATCGTTTCCTTTATGTCCTTTTATATTTCCTCCAAATTGATTTTGATTACTTAAATAACAAGATGCTAAAAGTGATATAAAAAATGTTTTCTTTGTTTTAGGTGGTGCAGTTACTACTGATAGATTTCCGTATGTTCCCAAAGCTATCGGTACAATTAAATCACCATCTACTTTATTTGATTTTACTACTTTCTCACCATAAGATAATGCTACTGGTGGATAATCTACTTTTTCTTTAGAATTTATAAAACAATCTTCTTCTATAAATTGCATTAACATTCTGTGTTCGTTCTGTTTTTCTGTCATTTGATAAATATATAAAAAAAAAGGTATAGATTATAAAACCTACACCTTTTTATTAAAATTGGTTAGTCTTAAAATGGTAAGTCTGCATCAGCAGTTGCTTCAACTTTAGCATCTTCTTTTTCTGCTAGAGTTATATTTCCATCAGTCCAAACTACCTTTCCATTTCCTAGATAGGTTTTCTGTACTTTAGCATCCCTTTCTTCTTTGGTTTGACTATCCA